CCATGCCACGTTTGTTCAATACCATCAACATCTAAATCTGATGTCAATGCTGTAGCTTTAATTCCTAAAGTTTCTGAATACTGAAAACCTTCATTAGTTAACGTAGCTATAATCCCTTTTGAAGCAGCATTAGCAGTACCGTTATTATTATAAAATAATCTATATTGTGAATTATCTCTTAATACTACACTGCTAATAGTTAAAGTATTTACACTATCTGCTATAGTTTGAATAATAGATTGTATAGGTCTACTTACAGCACCTAACTCAACGTCTCCAATACGGGCTGTACCTGCAACAGTTCTTAAACCATCTGGGCTTAAAAATAACAAGTTACCGCCCATTTCTTGAATACTTGCAGCACTAATACAACCTACATTTTTTGTTACAGGCTGTATTGTAATATTTGAAGAATCATTAATATTCAACAATTTAAAAATACTATTTTTACAAAAAATAACAAGGTCGTTACGAAAACTAGCCAAACCTACTACTTGATCTTCAAGTACAATAGAGCCTGAACCACTTCCTGTAAAATCATCAGGATCGTTTGTTTTACTATAAAAAATTGTATTTTCTGCACCTTCAGCACCTGAAACTACAAGATGTTTATCATGTATAGTTCCTACTGTTGGAGAAACTGTACCACTTACTGTAATTTCACCGGCAAAAAAAGTTCTTGTTGCTAAGGCTCCTGTTCCTTCCATTCTAAAAAAATAAGGTTTATTAGATCCATCACATATAATAATTTCACCGTAGTCTGAAATACCTTCAAATAATGAAAAACTTGTTTGATTCTGATCGCTACGAGTTAAATCTGTACGTCCTGTAAAGGTTGTGTAGTTATCTCCACTGCTATGTACACTTTGCTTAGATATAGAAATCCATGAGGTTCCGTCTTGACTAAAAAAAATTCCTGTACCTGAACAAACTATTACACCATCAGCATAAACTTTAATACCTAATATTTTATTAGACCCATTAGGTCTTACGGATGATCCACCACCAAAAATACTAAAACCATTTACACGTCTATAGCCGCCATTAATATCTACTTCAAAGTTTGTAAGTTTAGAAGCAATCCCCGGCTGCTGAAGCATTTCAAGTTGGTTAAGACTTGTATAGAGTCCTCCTCTAGCTGATAAACCAAATGGCTGAGACATTAAACAAACCTCATACGATCATCTTTAAACTCACCCGGATTAGGCTCCATTAAATTAAGCTTCATCAAACGCAAGCCACGCTTATAATCTTCAAGCGCAAATGCAGAAAATTGAGGACTTTCTTTAAATTGATAAATGTAATATCTAGCTCTGTTAAGAAGCACAGGCTTATAAGTATTTGCAAATACAATTTCATCACTATACAAAGAAAGTTCTGTAGGTAGTACATAAGCATAAAACCAAACACGGTATACTTTATCTGGTATAGAACTTAAACCAAACTTACGATTATCAGGACTTTTAATAACACGATCAGGTACACCATACTGCTGCGTATCTGCATCATCTAAATTTTCTGAAATACGACGATAATCTTTCCAAGCTTCTGTTGTAGTAAAACGTAAGTTTCTTGCAACATAAGGTGCTGATTCTCCTGATACACCTACCGTAGTAAGATAAAAATTATCCCAATCAATATAACCATAGTCAGTAGTCAGCGAAGAACTAGAAGGTTTTAAAGTATACCAGCGTTGTCCTGCTACAGTTTCTACATACACATTACCGTACATAGGATCTGTTTCACCGCTTAGGTTAGCAGCAAGGAAAGGCCACTGAGGTTCTTCATTAACAATATCTAGATAAGCCCTGTTAATAGAGTCTTTAACGTGTTGTTGAATACCCACAGCAGAAGCAAAGCTAGAACTTGTAAGCTCTACCTCATTCATCTCCCGTAGGAGTTCATTTGCTAAATCTAGATATGTTGCCATTATTTATGCGCCTTTTGAACCTCAAAGGTTGCTGATTTACTTGCACCCTTATGGGGCTTATAACCGTCTTTAGGATCTTTCATAAGCTTAAAAGTCTTCCCAGACTTCATCCAGTGGTAACCTTTAGGAGCAGCTACTTTCATTTTACTTTCTGCTTAACAGTTTTGCTACTACACACCCTTTCCATATCCTGCACAGAAGCATAGCCACCACTACCGTACATAGAGCGCCCACCACCCATCTTACCTTCACGTACCATACTGCCGTACATCATGCCCTTCTTTTTATCTTTACCGTACATCATTAGTCTTGCTCCATTGAAAAAGTTTTACTAATTGCTCTAGCACCTTCAAATTCTGTAGCACATTCAGGGTCAGAGTCTTTATTAAAAATTTTATCAAAGTTATCTTTGTAACGTGCGTAATTAGTTCCTTTACGGATTCTACTGCCTTTACCAGCAATAGTTTGTCTCATCATCATAGGATTTGAATTTGAACCAATTTGAGGCATTATAATCTCCAATAAAAAAGGAAAGGGGCCACCGAAGCAGCCCCCACCTAAAAGGTCTAGTCGATACCGTAAAAGGCTGCAACCAGAGCTTCTGGACGCAGTACCTTAGAACCGTAAACGTGTAGACCACGTACAATATCACCGAAGCTTGAAGGATCACGGATCACTTCAGTGCTGGTAATAGTTTGAGCCGTAGCCGTAGCAGACATGTGACCAGCCAAGCACTTACCAGCAGCGTTAGACGTTGCAGCAATGTTGTTTGACTTGTACATATCGAAACCACGAAGCTTGCCAGAGCTTACCAAACCATTACGGATTGAGCCTTGGCCTGCGTTGAAGTCTACTGACAAGAGCTTAGAAGAGCTTTGTGCAAGCACTTCATAAAACTCAGGATTTGCTACAAACCATCGTCCTTCTTCTGGGATGTTTTGCTCGTCTAGCAAACGTGCCATACGTGCCATCACATCAATAGGATCATGCTCAGAAGCAGCAAAACCAATGTCCAAGTTACCAGTACCATCAAAAGTACCAGCAGCAATATCAGTAGCATTGTCCGTACCCATGCTATGATTTGGGGATGCATCTGGAACACCAGCAAACATAGTAGCTAGTACACCTGCGTCAAAAGCATCACGCAAAGAGTAAGCTGCTGAAGACGTAGCAACGTCACGGAAGTTAACGTGAGACATGTTAGTTTCAATGTCATCTACGATAAACTTAAATGCGTTAGCAGTGTCAACAACCAGAGTTACTTCTTGGTCGGTCAACTTCGTAGCAGCCACATCTTGGCCACGCTCATACTGATAAACAGTAATTTCAGGCTCTTTGATGATGCGTACACTATCACCGAATGCTGCGATTTCACCCGCATAGTCAGTGTTCGTAATACCTTCAATCACAGAAGCCTTACGGAAAAAGTTCAGTACCTGCTTAGAGTAAACTTTAGGCAGGAAGAACGAGTTGTTTTGTCCAGCTACAGAGTTACCAAAGTTAGCATTGGTATCTGTGGACGGTTCAAAAAATTGGTCACTTACATTATAAGCCATGTTAATATTCTCCTAATAACACAAATTAATTATGCTACTACGCGACCCTCCATCATTGCTTGCTTAATATCTTCTTCATATTTATCAAACTGATCTAGGGACATAGCAGCGATTTCCCGTTCAGTCCAGATCTTAGGTTGACCAGCATCTACGTTAGTTGTTTTAGTTGATACCATATCTGCTGCCGAACCTTGAGGTTTCTTTCTGGGCTGTTGTTTTTGAGTAACACCAGTTTCCAATTTGTAAAGATCAATAGCTTTTGAAGCTAAAGCAACATTATCAGGATTATTATAAATCCAATCTTGAATCTGCTCAGGTTGCTCTTTAGCCCACGAATGAAACTGCTCATCCCCTCTGATGTCCTCAAAGTCTGGATGGCGCTGTTGCAAAGTGGTTTCAGCCTCTCTACGTAATACTTCAGACTCACGTTGCCGCATAGACTGTAGTTGCGCTTCAAGTTCTGCTACCTGACGTTGACTCTGCATATGTGCTACAGATTCAACAGTATTATACAGATCAGGATACTCCTCTTTAAAACTTTCTAACTCTTCTTCAGACTTAGGCGGTTCATAACGAGGCTGTGCTTGTTGAGCCATCGCAAGGAGTTCTTGTTCCTTTTGTTTATACTCTCCAAGTTTTTGATCATAATGTTTCTTTAGATCATCGTATCGTTTCATATAGTTAGTCCTCTTACGAGGTTGAGCATCTTCTTCAGGGGCCTCTTCATCAAGGGTAGCCTGTTGCTCCGGGTAAAATAATCCATCTGCATCACCCATTCTGGGCTTGTCAGGCGTGTGCCAAGACTTACGTGCATTATAAGGATTACTAACTTCTTCTTGTACTTCTGCCATTCTCAATCTCCTTCACGGGGCTTGTGTCTTGCAAGGTAGCCATTATTAACTCCGTCGAGTATATGGGGCTTGTCTTACCAAGGTAGCCGTAAAATTATCGAAGACTAGGCATCTTATTTGCACCCACCATAAGCTTTTTGATTTCCTCATCGGTTTGACTGAGGGGTGAATCTTGCTCTTCAGGGTCTTCTTGCATATAACCACCAATAGCCTTCATTTGATAACCGCCATCATAAGCACGTTCAGCATCATCCATAATTGTTTG